CCAATGCTTTGAAACCCGAAGTATATTTCTATGGAATTTAATTAGTTATGATAATGCCATCAATAAAAAACCTATTGTGACACCCAAACGAAATAATAATATGCCTATTTATTTTGATTCTAATTTAAGGGTTAATTCAAAAGTGAATAATGATGTAACTCCCACTAGCGAATCAATGTTTATTCGAGAAGAATATAATGTTATCACAGATACGAAAATTGTTACCCCTTCTCTAAAGACTAAAGGGATTATCCCCTCAGATAAAACTCTAATGACTGGACAATCAAAATTAGTCCTATCCGGGGAAACTCCTTCGTCTTTAGCGGAGTTAATCCCACAAGGGGAATCTCTAATAGCTGAACAATCAAAATTAGTCCTCTCCAGGGAATCCCTAAAAGATTTCAACCTAAATAATATGATTCCATATCACCGTTCCATAATATATGGAGAGGGAAAAGTAATTATGGAAAATATCATTAAAAATATTCCTGATTTAGACAAATTATTTATTATTTCTCCAAATAATGATCTGACTTATGCAGAATCCTTCCCGGATGCTTACATTGATATTGAATATTCTTCGGATCTAATTGTGCATGTATTAAATTATTGCAAATTAAAAATTGCTGATAGAAGAAGTGATCGGGTTTGTATCGTAATTGATGAATGTTTTTCTAAGGAAATGTTAAAGGATCAGTTGTTCAAAGAAATGTTGTTTAATTGTCGACATTATAGATTATATGTAATTATTATTTCATCATCTCATCTTAGAATACCACCAGAATTTCGAACTCAAATTGATTATGTTTTTTTAAACAAAGAAACTTTAATTCCTGATTTTAACTTTGAAAAAATATATAGCGAATATTTTTCAGCATTTCCTGATACGGAATCATTTGTGTCGTGTCTGAACCAAATTGCCGCTTACGATGAAATTATGGTGGCCGATAATTATACGTCAGATGGTACGGTTTATAAATATGCGATTCAATAATTAAATTACTAATTGAATTATTGAGATAAAAACTTGAAATATTATTATATATTATAACTATTAATGTATTGTATTCTACAAGGTGACGAATTGGGTACTGTATCAATCATTGGTTTCTTGAAAGATCCAAAAAAACTTAAATCTAAAATTGTTAAGTTAATTGGTAATAAATATAATCACCGGATGATGGATCAAATCAGTTTTGAGCAGATTAAAAATAATTCTTGCTTTGAATCAGGTCACTATTTATTAAATAATGGGGAAGAAATTCAATTGGTCCTTAAAACGCCGATAACTAAGGGAAAATTTTCTTTTTGTAGCCTCCAATATTTCACCACTAATAATATATTTTTATGGAAACTAGTATCTTACCAAAATAAAATAAACCGAAATGCAATAATAACTCTAGAGGCGACAAAAGAGTATTCTCCCTTGTATAAGCAACTAACCTCCGAAGAAATAGAATTCAAAGAGAATAAGCAACTAACTTTCGAAGAACGTGATTTTAAAGAGAATATCCAAGAATTTCATTTAGAAGATATGCTATCATATTCACACTCGTTGATTGTTGGCCGTCGTGGTACTGGAAAAACTTATTTAATTATTGAAATGCTCAATCATATTTTAGATTTAAATAAATTATTGATTATCGATCCCATTGAAAGAATGATAGGACAATATCATAAAACATTTCCTGGGGCCCAAATCGAATATGATTTTTCGTTTGACATTGTTGAAAAATTTATTGATAGTTGTAAAAAGGATAATTCTGATGGAACACATTGCATCATCATCGATAATTGTATTGGTAGCAGATCATTTGATAGTGATCAATTCCATGATTTACTAAAAAAAGCACAAGAACATAATATTTATTTGATAGCTACGATACAATATCCTTTGGGTGATTTTGGAGAGATGTTTGATTATGTATTCATTTGCCAGGAAGATACCTATATGAACCAGAAAAAAATGTTTGAAAAATATGGCATAGCATGTCCTTCTTTGGGATCCTTTATTGATATTCTCCATGAGACTACGCGAAACTATGGTAAACTAATAATCGATAATCGTCAGGAAAAGGTATTTAAATATCTTGGACAATAAAAAAATTGATATAAAATTATTTTTTAAATAATTTTATTTAAAGATATAATATCTGAATTGGGAATACAGATATTATGAACCATTTACAAAGCTTTTTGAAAGAAAAAATGGATCAGCATCCAGAATTGAAAACGGATATGATCCAGGGAGATATACCAACAGATATTAATCATGATGTTATGAAGGATGACAGTTTATTACTTTTTGAGACAGACGAAAATGAAGAGAAAGTTGACCCATGGACAGAAGAATATTTGATACCCTACCAATTATACAAGGATGATTTTTTTGATTCCAATATAAAGTTAGAACCAATATTATCACAGGAAAATGCTCAAGATACGGTTTTACCAATACGGTATGATAAAGTTTGGAAAAATTATAAAGATCAAATGAAATTACATTGGGTGGCTGAGGAAATCGATATGTCCAAAGATTATGAACATTGGCGACAAGAACTAAATAATAATGATCGAGTTTTTATTATGCATGTGTTAGCATTTTTTTCAGCATCAGATGGTATCGTCAATGCTAATATCAAAAAGAATTTAATTGATTTGGTTAAAATTAAAGAAGCGGAATGTGCATACGGCGCACAGTTTGCAATGGAAAATATTCATGGTGAGATGTATTCTAATATGTTAGATTTATTTATTAGTCACGATAATGTATTAAAACAAAAACTGATTAATGCGGTAAAAACAATGCCATCTATTAAGAAAAAAGCGGTTTGGTGTAAAAAATGGATTGATTGCGACAAAACATTTGCTCATAAATTGGTAGCATTTGCGATTGTAGAAGGGGTATTTTTTAGCGGATCATTCGCATCTATATTTTGGTTAAAAACCAGACCGGGATCTATTCTTCCGGGATTAATCAAATCAAATAAATTTATCGCCAGGGATGAAGCGAAACATGTCGAATTAGCATGCATTTTGTATTCTATTCTTAATAATCGATTAAAAGAATCTGTTGTTTATGAGATTATTGAAGAGGCAATCATTATTGAGGAGGAATTTATCAATTCCAGCCTTCCATGTAAACTCTTGGGAATGAATTCTAAATTAATGTCTCAATATATTAAATATACTGCCGACAGACTTTTGGTCGAATTAGGATACAATAAAAAATACAATGTTAATAATCCATTTGAATACATGGAAAAAATTGATACATTCGTCAAATCCAATTTCTTTGAAGAACGGGTCGACGCATATACTAATTCGAAAATTGATAATCCAAGAGTATTCACATTTTTGGAGAAATTTTAATTATTTTTAACATGATTAAAAATAATTAATGAAAAAAATTAGTGAATCCAAAAAATCCTAAAACTATCATTGAAAATATGATAAAAATTTTATTCATAATATTATTTAATTGAATACCTGATTCGATTTTGTCCAACCGTCCGTTAATTTGATTATCTGCTAAAATATGATTCCTTTTGGGTGGATTATCCGTAATATCATCATCATTAAATTCCAAATCATCACTAGACGATTCTTCCGGTTCAGAACTAACATCACAATTCATCTCATTCGAATCTGATTGATCACTAACGCCTACTATTCTATTTTTAACAATCGTGTAACAATAAATATTTTTCCCACAAATAATATTTAAATTAACATCTTTTTTAAGATTATCCCCCATAAAATGTTCCTTTATCACCGAATTGATAACATCTTCAATATTATATCCTTGGTAAATTCCATATAATTTATTTTTTTCCGCATCCATCACCTTATATTCTTGGATTGTCTGTTCATCTCGATAGGAGAGTATCTTAGGTTCACTGCTATTGCTCCTTGAAAAACTGTCATCAGCCATGTTGCCCCATTCATCTTTAGCGGAAGGATTAACATCTTGGGTACCTCCGACTTGTTTAATACAAGTCTCAGTAAACCCACAAGGGGTACTTCCGACTTGTTTAATGCAAGTCTCAGTAAACCCACAAGGGATATCCCCTAAATTATATCGTTTTTCTAAATATTTTTCCATCTTCTGTCGTGCTTCTATAATAACATCAGTTTCTTTATTTAAGTTGAAATTTATGGGATCGATCAATACATAAAATTTTATCAATTTACTAATTCCGTCCATGCTGATACATTCAATTGAATCGGGAAGTCTCAAATAGAATTCCCCCTTCAGTCTATATCCCCTACTAAAAATCCAGGATGAAATTGTTATTAGTTGATCCCTAATATCAGTCGAAATGCCACATACAGTTATATCAGTCGATATACATCCATTTTCATATTTCCAAAAAAAAGTGTGATTAATCCCATCATTATTCATGTATTGACTTTTTATTTCAGATATATATTTACATAAATCGTATTCTGTACTATTATCCATTTTGGACATCATCCTGAATATTATTCCTTTTTGAAAATAAATATTTTGTGCCATGATAATAATAACAAGAGTATTTATTTTTAAATTTAATTAGAACACCGTAAAATATGTGTTCTATTTATAACATATAATTGATGGATATACTAAATAATCTACCTCAAATAGGATCTGCACCGGGATATCCACATATAAATGATCCTGATTTCTACGAAAAAATAGATAGAAAATTTGCCAAATATGAAATTCCTGAGAAAAAAAAATCATTAAAAGAAATTTGTTTTCCGAAATCATATGAGTTACAAATACCACAAAAATTTCTGGCTGATTTCATTAATCCCAAAACTCCTTACAAAGGGTTATTGGTGTATCATAAAATTGGAGGCGGTAAAACTTGTGTGGCAGTCAATATTGCCGAAGGATTTAAACATCATAAAAAAATTATAATTGTCCTTCCCGCATCGTTGAAAGGGAATTTTCGATCCGAATTACGAACTCCCTGTGCCGGAAATAATTATTTGACGCCATCTGAAAGGGAAATTTTAAAAAAACATACTCCATCAGATCAAGTATTTAAAGATATCATACAAAAATCTGATGAAAGGGTCAATAAATATTATACCATTTATTCATACAACAAGTTTGTCGATCTGATACAGCATAATAAAATGAAACTTAATAATACCCTTTTAATCATCGATGAAGTCCACAATATGATTAGTGAAACTGGAACCTATTATGAAAATATTTATGATTTAATCATTAATGCTCCCCAAGATTTACGATTAGTGCTGATGACAGCTACACCAATTTTTGATAAACCAACTGAAATAGCATTGACAATGAATTTATTATTACGT